GCCTTTCTATTTCTGGATAGTTTTTAACCGATATCAGGGTTGGATCATGGAAAATAAAAATAGGAAATTGAAAATTTGGGATATGTATTTATAAAGGAGAAAATGATGAAGAAGGAAAATGTAAAAACTGAGAATGTAGAGTCAAAAAAAACATTAGTAATTTTGGGTAATGGCAGTAAAGCTGGTTGCTTCAATTTTGATTTTGATAATAACTGTGAAATTTGGGCGACTGCGGTTAGTCTTTTCAATACTGAAGTAGAAAGAATAGACAAGGTTTTCGAAATACATAGAAAAGATGAATATCTGCATGATACATATGAAAAAATATATCAGACAAATCTACCAGTATATATGCAAAAATTAGATGATAAAGTGAAAAACTGCTTTCTATTCCCATATGATGAAATACTGGAAAAATACGGTGAATACCAGTGTAGCAGTTTTTCGCTAATGCTTTGCTTCGCCGTTGAGCAGGGATATACTGATATAGTTTTATACGGAATTGATTATGATTTTACAGGTAGTGATAGAGAGGTAGCGATAGAAAGACCTAATCTGGAATACTGGATCGGGTATTTTAGATCTAAAGGGATCAATATTAATGTGAAATATACACCATTATGTAGATCAGTCTATAGATATGGAGTAGATGATATAATTCGTCCGTTATTTTTCTTTGATGAAATAGAAGAGAGGTTGAGAATAGCAGGGGAAAAATACAGATATAGAAAAGATAAAAAGGAAACATATCAGGAATTTGATCGGTTACTAACCTACATAAAAAAACTCAGGAGCTATTTTTAATGGAACTAAACAAAATCTATAATGAAAATTGTCTTCTGACTATGGAAAGAATGGATGATAATTTCATAGATCTAACTGTTACGAGTCCACCATATAATAATTTCAGAGACTACAAAGGTTATGATTTTGATTTTGAAAAGATTGCAGGGGAATTGTATAGAGTGACTAAACAGGGTGGTGTAGTGGTATGGGTTGTAGGGGATCAGACTGTAGAAGGTAGTGAAACTGGTAGTAGTTTCTCACAAGCACTATATTTCAAAGAAATAGGGTTTTCACTGCATGACACAATGATCTATCAGAAAAATGGTGGAGCATATCCCGGAAATGTCAGGTATAACCAGACTTTTGAATACATGTTTGTTTTATCAAAAGGCAAACCAAAAACAGTTAATTTAATCAGGGATCATAGAAAGAGTCCTAATAGTTTCAAAAAGGGTTTTAGCAGCTTCAGACAGAAAAGCGGTGAAACAATTAGAAAATTTATTGATAGTCGGGGTAATGATTATTGTGTTAGATCAAATGTATGGAAATATGAAACCGGATATATGAAAAGCAGTAAAGATAAAATCAGTTTTAATCATCCTGCTATATTTCCGGAAAAACTGGCAAATGATCATATTTTGAGCTGGAGCAATATCGGTGATATTGTCTATGATTGTTTTATGGGCAGCGGAACGGTTGCGAAAATGGCAAAATTCAACGATAGAATTTATATAGGTAGTGAAATCAGTAGTGAGTATTGCAAAATAGCAGAAGAGCGGTTAGAAGTTTGCTATATATGAAAAAATGTGAAACCTGTTATAATTTTATTTTGTGGAATGATGAAGAAATAGCAAATGAATGCTCTGATATTTGTGCTATATGCGATAATTATGATCAATACGTATCACTGCAATAGCATATAGTGATTTTGTCTACTTCAAAAATAATGTAATACTAATATATATAGAGAGGAAAACAAAAAGAATCCTCAAATCTAAATAAAGAAAAAGCAAAGTAGCATTTTACTTTTCTTTCAAAAAAATTTCCAAAATTACTTTAAGGTTAAACATGTCAAAACATTTCACAAGACAACAGATATTAGATGCTATATCAAAATCGCATGGCATTGTTTTAAATGTAGCAAATGCTTTAGGTTGTGAATGGCATACAGCAGAAACGAAAATAAACAGTGATCCTGATTTAATTGCAGCTATGCAAAAATCAAGGGAGCGGATGATCGATATTGCAGAAAATGTAGTAGTCGATAACATCGAAAAAAAAGCAGATGTAATAACATCGAAATGGTTTTTAGGTATTCAGGGTAAAAAACGTGGATATTCAGATGAAAAAATACTGTCTGGAAATATCAATATAAATCTATCCTTCAATGATGAAAATGGCAAAGAAAACACAACCACAGACGAAACAGAAGACGAAATCACAGACGAATCAGAATTCGATTGATCTAAATCTGAATGATTTAATTAACACCGTCTATCATGGATTAGTAAATAAACAATCACGTTTTTTAATAATGGTAGGTGGAGCAGGATCAGGAAAATCTGTTTTTGCAGCTCAAAAAATTCTTTATAGGATTATGAAGGAAAGAAATCACAAATTTCTTGTGATTAGGAAAGTAGCAAAAACACAACGGAATAGTTGTTTCCAGTTATTCAAAGATATTATTTCAGACTGGAAATTAGATAAATTAGCGGATCCGGCAAAAACAGAATTGATAATTAATTTTCCTGCCTTTAATTCACAAATAATTTTTTTAGGATTAGATGATCCGGAAAAATTAAAATCAATTGCAGGTATAACCGGAATATGGATAGAGGAATCAACAGAGCTTAGTTGGGACGATTTCAAACAAATTAATTTGAGGTTAAGGGGAATAACTGAATTTTACAAACAGATTATTTTAACTTTTAATCCAATAGATGCGAATCACTGGTTGAAACGGGTATTTTTTGATACAGAGCAGAAAAAAGCTTTTGTTTTAAAAACAACATACAAAGATAATAAGTTTTTGGATGAAGAATATAAGCAGGAATTAGAATCACTGATTAATTCTGATACTAATTTCTACAGGGTTTATTGTCAGGGCGAATGGGGTGTATTAGAAAATATTATCTTTAATAATTGGAAGGTAGAAAAAACTGATCCGGAAATTACTAGAAATATAAATCATTTTTATGGATTGGATTTTGGTTTTACATCTTCACCATCAGCATTTCTGAAAATTGGAATGAAGGAAAACACAATTTATATCATGGAAGAATTCTATGAATCTAAACTAACTAATATTAGTCTTAGTGAAAAAATCAAACCTATAGCGGGTAATAATCCAGTAGTCTGTGATTGTGCAGAACCTAAAAGCATTGCCGAACTGAGAGGTTATGGATTGAATGCCATTGCATGTAAAAAAGGAAAGGATTCTATTATACACGGAATACAATGGTTGAAGTCAAAACAGATTATTATAGATCCTTCCTGCCAAAATTTTATCAATGAAATATCCGGATATCAATTCCGGAAAACAAAAGACGGGGTAATTTTAAACGAACCCGTTCCCCTAAATGATCATCTACTCGATGCTTTGCGTTATGCTATTGAATTTTTAACTAACAGAAGGATTATTAGAATCCCTTCATATGGAGCGTCTGCATTTGGATTATAATTACATTAAAAACATTAATAACAGAATTACTAAAATTGAATATCCTATTATAGCTTCTATAGACGATATAACAGATGTATTCCTACAAACTACTATCTATGATCATTTCAATTCTATAGTCCCAAAATTTGATAAAAATGATGATTACTATTTAGGACTAAATGCAGGTATTCCCCGTATTGATCCTGACAATCCTTCTAATCGTATCAATATACCCTATGGTAGGACTATGTCTAGAACTGTAAAAGGATATATGTTTTCTAGTGGTTATATCAGATATAGAAAACCAGTTGAAACAGATGAAAATTACTATGATTATTTAATGCACGTCTTTGAAGCAAATAAAGAAGATCTACAAAACAGTGAATTAGGGGAAAATCAGAGTAAATACGGTATAGCATTTGAAATTATATATCTGGATAAAGATAAAGATGGAATAGTTATACCTGCCTTTTGTAGTATTCACCCTAAAGAAATCATACCGCTATTCGATATGTCTATGAAAAAGCGATTAATCGGATGTATCAGATATTATCCAATAACAAAAGAAAAAGATTATATAAAATATAAAGTCTATGTCTACCTTCCTAATACTATCAAAGAATACAATATGAAATATAATCATTCTACAAAACTTCCGGAACTAACATTTGTAGAAGAAAAAGAAAACATATTTAAAGATATACCTTTAGTATTCTATCTAAACAATGAAGAAATTACTAGTGATTATGAACCCGTACAAACCCTAATTGATCTATTCGATGATCTAATTAGTGATAGTGCTAATGAGCTTAATCGATTTGCTTCTGCTTATATGATATTAAAAAATTATATCTTAGGCGGTAATGAAGAAGAGGAATCAGTAGCATTACAAAAGATTAAAAAGATGCGATTATTTGAAGTAGGAAGTGATGGTGAAGTGCAATTCCTAACTAAAGATATTCCAACAGCATTCTTTCAAGAGATTAAAAATCTTGTACGTGAAGAAATATCCTATCATTCATCTGTACCTGATTTCAGAGATCAAGCTTTTGGTACTGCTTCAGGTATTGCCATTAAATATAAAATATTAAATTTTGAAAATACTTGTGCAGGTAAAGAATCCCTATTCAGAGCAGGATTAGAGCGACGAAAAGAAATAATTGATAGGGTGTTAAGAATTAAAACTTATAAACCCGGTGATGTAGAAATCATCTTCAATAGAAATCTACCTGCTAATTTAGCTGAAAGTTCTGATATAGTTCTAAAACTTAAAAACTCTAAACTTCCTATATCTAATCTGACACTACTATCATTACTTTCCTTTGTAGAAGATGCAGAAAGTGAAATTGATAAATATAAACAGGAACAGGAAGAAGCAGATCAAGCATTTGACATTGATAATATCAGTCCTAATCCACAATTCGTCAATAATCAGGTAGAAAATGACCGACAAAAAATTAATGATAAAGCTGGAGAAAAACCGGCGGAAGATAACAAACCTAACTGAGAAAAAAATAGCAGCAGATTTTAAATCCGGATTAGATAATTTCCGTTTAGCTATAATAAAGAAAGCAGAAAATCTGAATGATACGGATATTCTGAAATATAACCGTTTAGAAGGTATTACTAAAGAAACGGATCAGATTTGTAATGAGGTTTGGAAAGAAACATATACTAATATTAATAGAGCAGAAAAAGAAACATATAAAACCAGCTTTACTGAAATGGTAGTATTTTGGGCAATTCTGATTTCAAATAAAAAAAATAAAGCAGTTGAAGAAGTTATTCAAGAAAAAGATCAGAAGATCAAATCTGATGAAATCAATGATAGTTTAAATGATGTTTTCAATGGGTTTGATATCTATCCTTCTATTAAAAAAAATATATTGGATTTAAGACGTGATATACGTCTATCCATCATAGAAGGTATTACAAAAGAAGAATCAGTGCAGGATATAGCACGGCGATTAAAAGATGTAATGACTGTCAATTATAAGAAAGCAATAACCATAGCTAGAACTGAAACACATCGAGCTATGAATCTTTCACAAATGGAATATACAGACAGATTAAAAGCAAAAGGATTTAATCTTAAAAAAATCTGGAGCTCTGCAAAAGACGATAGAGTCAGAAGCTTTTTTAAAAATGATCAGAGTGATCATGTAGTTATGGATGAAAAAGAAGCAGATGAAGATGGAATATTTAGCGTTCCCTATATATCACAGGGTAGCATAGAATATATGCTAACACCTGCGCCTGGAATCGGGAATATTCCACAAGCTGTTATAAATTGCCGTTGTAGTTATTACAACAAAATTAT